TCAATCTTGCTTGGGTAAATTGTCGTAAAAATCGCGCATTGCGTTTTCTGCGTGGCCTATGTCCTGCGCAGACAAATGCGTGTAAATTTTACGCATTGTCGCGTAGTCTGACCAGCCGCCTATTTGCATTGCAGCCTGTTCGCTCATACTAACATGGTAGGCTAATGAAGCGAAAGAATGACGCAAGCCGTGAACTCCAAGCTTCGGCAAACCATTAGCAGCGCAAATATTATTGACCCAATCATACACTGTGGAAATGTAGCATGTTACGACCTTACCGTGCTTACTTTTAACAGCCGTCAAAGCCTCATAAAGCTCCGGTATCATAATAGGTATTGTTCGGGTCGATGTGGCGTTTTTGTTTGACGGCTTTTCAACAAGTGTCCAATTTTCTCCCGGGACTACTGCGCCGGAAACTTTTATAGTGCGCTTATCCAAATCAACATTTGACCAATCAAGCGCGGCGATCTCTGAGCGCCTGAGCGAATGCAAGCCGAGTAGTGCGGCTATCTCGACAGGCGTTCCCTTGACGGCTGCGATAAAGACATGTATCTGCTCCGGGGTAAGAAAAACGGGGTCTTTAGGCACAATTTGCGGCAGGGTAAGTCTGGGCAACTCCACACCGGCGGATTTAATAGCCGGTGACACAAGCCCCCATGCGTTCTTAAGCGTCTTAGGGGCACATACAAGCGCTTCTGCGTTAATCACCGCTTGCCAGTCCTTTATATCAGACAGCGGCTTTGCCATTACGGCCTTAAAGCGGTTTTTCTTCACAGAGCCATAACCGGCAAGGGTTGACGGCGACAGAACGTTCCGGCGATTATCAATATAATTATCTATTGCTTCGGCAAGTGTCAAATCCGTTTTCTTTTGGGTCTTAACAAACCCGGCTCTTATAGCAATCGCCTTGGCCTTGGCTTCGGCTTCGGTGTCCTCAATGACGGTCACACCCTCGCGCCGGAGGTCAACATACCACTTCTGCCCACGCTTACGCGGCGTGGGTATTTTTATCTCGTCTTTCTTCTTGCGCTCGCGGACAAGGCGCTCACCGCAGTAGCCGCAGAACGTAAAATGCAGCTCATCGGGCAATTCGGCTTTGCAATTTCGGCACTTCATTATTCGCTTTCCCCCTTTGGATATTCGCCATAATAAAATTTAAAGCGAATAACGCCCACGGTTAATCCCGCGGGCTTTTTGCGTTTTTGATAATCATCTTAGCTGTGTAGGCCATTAACGCTATTGCTGCGATAACCACGACAGCCAGCAGGACGGCAAGCGCAGACATTCCGGCAGACTGAAACAAGCCAGCTCGCGTCATGCGAATGTCTAAAAAGATATAACCTATCGTTGCACACAGCAGCAGAGCGCAAACGCCGATCAGGCCAAACATCAGCGGCTTATACACAGCACCGAGAGCCTTATAATGCTCGACGGTGCTTTTTAATATGCCGTTTTCATGCTCAAGCTCGTATACTTGCTGCTGTTGTTCGCCTGTAGGCACTTCCGGCGCGCGTAAGCCCATCAGCTCATCGAGCGACAGACCGAGGGCTTTACAGGTTGCCGCAGAGTAATAAAGCAGCGGTTGCTTGGTAGTGCCGGAGTTGACGGAGCAAATGCTGTTATAAGGAACGCCGCTTATCCTTGCCAGCTCTGCCAGCGTAAGACTGCTTGAAGCTCTCGCTTTTCGCAGTGCCTCAGGGTACTCGTCAAAGTAAGATTGCATGTCCTCCATTTTTGACACATTAAGCATCTCCCCTATTAAAATTTCTTGAAATACACGAGAAATTATTGAATTACACGATGAATTCGGCGAAAACAAGAAAAATTCGTGTATTTCCCGAAATCGATTTCGGTTATTTCTTTAAGGTTTCGGTTATTTCTGAATGGACATTTATCAAGACAGGTGCTACGCTATAAGTACAGCAAGCAACATTTTACAAACGCTGTGTGAAAAAATGTCCTGCCCTGTTGGCGCAGCGGCAGGACGGATTAAATTAAAGAGGTGCAGCAATGAGAAACAACACGAAAAAAACTACGCCCGAACCCCTAAGGGCTAAGTGGCTTGCGAGAAACAAAACCATTATAATAATAACCGAGGCAAGCGACGAGCGCATACTGGAGCTTCTGAGGCTGTTTGACGACGGTCACAGACTGCCGGGGTCATGAAAAATCAAGGATAGCTTTCCCCCATGTTATCGAGGTATGGCTTGCCGGTAGCGCAATGCTCCCATCCTTTATTGAAACCTGCTTTAAACCCGGTTTTGTATCCATTGTTCATTCCGTCCAAAAATGATTGTATTCCAACACCGTCATAGTCTTCCAAACTCCAACCAAAGGGATATTTTTCGTAATCACTATTGTATGGCTCGTCATGCTCATAGGCTAAATAACCAACATAGTACCCTAACGAGTATGCTTTCTCATATGTCATATCGTGCCCATAATAAGATTCGACTGGAAGCTCTTTTTCGCTATTGTTATTACAGGAACCCGGCAATAATAAACAGAGCAAGATAATTGCTATCACAATACCCGTTTTTTTATCCATGCGCATTTCTCCGTAAAAAGTCTTGCATTTTATATGCAAATGCATTATTATCTAATTAAGATAAATAAAAGTAAAATAATATCTTATACAGACACACAAATGAAAACACATTAAGTATCTATACATATAATAGCACTATTACGCCAAAAAAGGTATAAATATTTACATTTTTGGCAGTTTGTCTGAAATTGGAGATGGAAACTGCACAGTTTGCACAAAGTAAATCAGCCAAAGCACTTTTCGCAAACGGTAAAGCCTTTGTCTATAGCTTCACTATAAGTCATGACATCGTAGTATTTCATACCGCTGCAATCGTTATAGCGGTGGATTTTGCCGCCACTTTGGCTGACATACACAGTTCTATTGTCGCCGGGCACAGTTTCGGCGCTGTCCTTGGCACAAGCGCAGAGCGTGAATACCATACACAACGCAAGCAACAAACAAATAAGCCGTTTTTTCATAAAATTAACTCCTTAAACAAATACATGAGAGAGAGGAATAAAAATGCTGACTGACAATCAAATGAAGGCGCTGTGCGAGATGCTCGGATATTTTCCGGCATTTGCAGAGGAAAAAGAAGCTTTCAACCGTCTCACTGCGGATGCGACAAAAAAACAAGCAGGCTTTCTTGAGCATGTTAAAACCCGGTTCAAGGATTTAGCCGGAGACCCGGAACGCAGGGCAATTGAAACCAAACTGACGGCCTACATATGTGTAATGGGCGAAAAGCAATTAATATATTGTAAAGGCTTTTTGGAGGGCTGTGAAGCTGCGGAAAAGAGGTGCAAAGATGCTGAGCGCTGACGAATTGGCAATGTACCGCTATGAGCTGGATCATAATTTCCCCATGTTCAGCGAGTGGGAAAAGGAAAAGCTCATGGATCTTGCGGAGCACGGCACCGGCAGCCTGATCAGGGCTCTGACTTGTCTTGCCGAAGCATATCAGCGGAGTGAAGAAGGTGCTGGCGACGCTCAGGAGGAAGTTTGCTAAGCGCAGAGGCAAAAGCAAGCAGCTCATTATAGGTCATGCCCTGCCCACCGTCTTTAAGCATTTTTAAAATAATATCAGTGTCATGCAATGACAGTCCGTTTGTGCTGTCAAGCACACCGTCATAAGCTGACCACATAGCATCGTTTTTACCGAGCTCTTCATCCGTCGGGATGGAGGGCTCTTTTTTTATGCCCGTTTTCAGCTCATCGACCGTTATGCCAAAGTAATTGGCGATTTTGAGTGCGGTTGCGTCGGTTGCGCCATTTTTCCGGCGTTTCCAGTTGCTCACGGTAGCTTTAGATATGCCAAGTTTGAGCGCAACTGCCGACGGTTTTTCACCTACGGAATTACATAATTCAAGAAAGTTGTCATAAAACACAAAAGTACACCGCCGTTTCTGTGCAAAACGCCCAAAGTCAAGAAAGTTAACCAAAATTATTGACTTTCAAGAAAGTAAACATTATAAATGTGGTCGCGAAAGTACACAAAGCTAACGCAAGCAGTCAAGAAAATCAAGAGATTTTGGCTGCTCCGATGTTTGTTCTAATAGTAGCATATTGATAATAACACAGTTTGTGAACTTTTGCAACTCTTTTGTAAAAAATATTTGAAAGGGGGATGAGGAAAGTGAAGAAGCTTAAAAAGGACCTGAACAGAGAGCTATACAAGTCATTTGCCGAGAAGCACCCGAATCTGCCGCTCATACTCGCAATATTCGCGCTGATATCGGCGTTTCTTGCACCGCTCATACGCGGCGGCTAAAGCAAATATGCCTTGAGTGCGGCAGCAACGGCAATGCCTGTTGTTATCCAATTTTGTAAAGAATAATTGGAAAGGGGAGAGAAATCTTAATGAGCGACAAAAAGTTAAAAGAAGCGCTGGATGAAATGAACGATATCATCGAAATGCTCAAGAAAGAGGGTAAAACCGCTGCCGAATGCAGCTACATGAAAGTCATGTATTCGCGCCTTCTTCTTATCGACGATTCGCTGCACGTCCTGCGCACGATCCTTTGCCTCTTGTTCGGCTTTTTGGTTGCGCACTTCGCTTTCACTTAAAAATGCCGAGAGCCCTTGAGAAGTTATGCAGTAGCTTGAGCCGGTGAAGCGAACAAAAGCGATTTCAGAAAGGCGGGCAAGCTCTGCCTTTACCGTTCGATACCGCGCAGGCTCGAACAGGTCAAAAAGCTCTTTAGGGCTGGCAGACATTACAGGCTGCAAGTAAGCAAGTATTTTGTACTGGATGTCATTAAGCATTTGGCAATCTTAAAGGATTTTGAAAAGATGCGAAAGAGCATCAAAAAGCCCATGACACCGCATGCAAAGGAGCTTTTAGTCGGCAAGCTTAAAAACAACTTCCCGCCGGAGCAGTGGAAGCCGGTGCTTGAACAGTCAATCGTTAAGTGCTGGCAGGATGTATACCCGCTTAAAGAACAGGAACAGCAGCGGCTGGGCGTTGTTGCACACAGCGAAAAAGCAAGTGCGCAGCAGCTTGAAAGTCTTCGAGAAATCTACAGGAAAGTGAAAGGGGAACAACAATGAAAGAAACAAAACGCATAGACCCGTCGATGCTTGACGGAAAAGAACCGATAGCGGTTGGTTACAAGATATTCTACTGGGATTGGACGGGCTACGATGATTACAGCTACGCTGACGAAAACGGTGAAGTCGAGGGCAGCGTACATACCGTTACGGGTGATCTTGAACACTGCGGCTGGGGGCTGCACTACTGCGAAAACCCCGTTGACTGCATGCGATACCGTGATTTGATCCAGTGGAACAAATTCGCGCTGGTGGAAGCCTATGACGAAAACATCAAGCGCGACAACGATGATAAAAGCGTTTGCAGAACGCTGAAAATCAAGAAAGTGCTGTCGTTCGACGATATGATCAGGGCTTGCAAAGAATATCAGGTCAACGGCTACGGCATCAGCGACGGCTCCGGCATCAGCGACGGCTCCGGCATCAGCGACGGCTCCGGCATCAGCGTCGGCTACGGTGTAAACACTTCAATGCATTGCCGTAAATGCGAAGGTATATCGCGCTGTATCTTCTGTGATGGCCTTGAAGGTGCAAAGCTGATGATATTCAACAAGCCTGTGACTGTCGAACGCTTCAACGAAGTATGGGGCAAGCTTAGCAGCTGGAAGCCTGATTTCACAAATGCGCAGCAGCTAAAACGCGAATACGGCGACGACAAATGGGCAAGCACACCTGTTTTCAAGATCACCGGCCGCGAAGCATCGGAAGTCTATGCGGAAATGCCGCGTAAACTGCGTGAATACATCAAGGCAATGCCCGAATACGATGATCAAATCTTTAAGGCCATAACAGGTGAAGCCGATGAATAAATACACGATCTTCATAGCGCAGGTGTGCGCGGTGATACTGGCGCTGATAATGCTGATACTGCTTGCTATAGACGGCGGGGTTATAGAAGCCGACGCGGACGGTGTGCCGCCGGAGGTTGATACAAACGGCCTGTGCGTGGTGGAAGTGGTGGAAGCACCGGAATACGAAATGTACTTTACCGAAACCGATGTGATCGCCCTTGCGCAGATGCTGTACGGCGAAGCGAGGGGCTGCACGGTGGACAATCAGGCAAAATGCGTGTGGTGCGTATTGAACCGCGTCGACGATCCGCGCTTCCCCGATACTATCATCGGCGCTGTATCGCAGCCCGGCCAGTTCTACGGCTATAGCCCGAATTTCCCTGTGTGGGACAACCTTTACGCCGTTGCGCTGGATGTGCTCACGCGCTGGAGCATGGAGAAGCAGGGCGCGGATGTGGCAAGGGAGTTGCCCGATACATACTGCTGGTTCACCGGCAACGGCTCGGAGAATGTGTTCAGGGGGGTGTATTGATGGACAAGGTCGATAAAGCGATTGAACGCTTAAAGCTTGGAAGCGATATGTCGCTGAGATACTACGGCAAGCCGCTGATGATTACATATTCGGGTGGAAAGGATAGCGAAGTTCTCGCCGATTTGGCTATCAAGGCGAAAATACCTATCGAGTTAGTCAATAACCACACCACGGCAGATGCGCCGCCCACGGTTTACCACATTCGCAACCAATTCAAAAAATGGGAAAACGACGGCATTGACTGCAAAATCGTTTATCCGAAATACAAGGGCATTTCAACATCTATGTGGGAACTAATCCCCATCAAGAAGATGCCTCCGACACGCCTTGCCCGTTATTGCTGCGCAGTGCTGAAAGAAACGACCGGTAATGGACGCATGATAGCAACAGGTGTGCGATGGGCTGAAAGTGTAGCTCGGGAAAATGGCAGAGGTGTTTTCGAGGAGCTTGGCAGCTGCAAAGCAAAAAATATACTACTCGACGACAACGATGTGACGCGCAGGCTTTTTGAAAATTGCTCATTAAAAGCGAAACGAGTAGTAAATCCAATCATTGATTGGAGCGATGCCGAGGTGTGGGATTACGCCGACAGCGAAAAGCTTTGCATGAATTTGCTATATGAATGCGGGTTTAACCGCGTTGGCTGCATCGGGTGCCCGATGGCTGGTAAATCGAGATACACGGAATTTCAGCTTTTCCCGAAATACCGTGATTTATATATCGCCGCTTTTGATCGTATGCTTAAGGTTCGCAAAAGCGAAGGCAAGGACGATTCAACGGGCGGATGGTATGATGCGCGAGCGGTATTCCACTGGTGGATGCAAGATGGCGTTTTGCCGGGGCAGATTGAAATGGAGGACATACTGAATGAAAGTTTTGGTAGCCTGTGAGGAGAGCCAGACGGTGTGCAAGGCTTTCCGAGCAAAGGGGCACGAGGCTTACAGTTGCGACATAATCGAACCGTCTGGTGGGCATCCCGGATGGCATATCCTCGGCGATGCCCTTAAAGCCTTAAATGGTGGGCAGATTACCACCATGGACGGCGCAACGCATGACGTGGGCAAATGGGACTTGCTGATAGCACACCCGCCCTGTACATATCTCTCTGCTGCTGGAAACAGGTGGTTTAATGTCGAGCGATACGGGGAGAAAGCCGTCGAGCGAGCGCATAATAGAGACAATGCGGCATGGTTTTTTATGCAGTTTATAAACGCCGATGTAGACCGCATAGCCGTTGAAAACCCGATAGGGGCTATGAGTACGCGCTATAAAAAGCCGACGCAGATTATCCAACCGTACTGGTTTGGAGAACACGCTCGAAAAAGCACCTGCCTATGGCTTAAAAACCTACCCCCACTTATCCCGACGAGAATTGTTGACCCTGGCAAAATCTTGCCGGGCGGGTTTAGCGTTGGTGCATCCGCAAATTATGCGGTGGACGAAAACGGGAAAATTCTCGCGTGGAATGACCCTCAAACAGCCAAAATCCGGAGCAAGACTTTCCCAGGCATAGCAAAGGCGATGGCCGAACAATGGGGAAGAATATGCGCCGACCAACAGTAAACAAGCCCTGCCCGTATTCCCCAAGCTGCTTTAACTGCCCTTGCAGCGATTGCAGAATATCCGAGATGGATGCGGTGCAGATTAATCAGATTGATTTAGGATTTTTGGAAGAAAGGAAAGCAGAAAATGATAATCACACGTAAAAAGTTTGAAGAAGCAATGGCGAAGGTTCGCGCCGAGGAACAGGCAAAGTATGAAAAGTGGGCAAATGAGTGCGATGAAAAACGCTTGAATGATGAGCGCATAAACGAGCTTGATAAGCGCATGAGCAGAGCTTTCAATGATATCGCCCGTAGGCTTACCGAACTCGAAAAGCAAACGACTGCGCCACATGCGGTCGCGGCATACCCGTACGGTTATTGAGGTGGCTATGACAGAGAAAGATTTGACAATCCAAGACCTTCGGCGTGAAAACGAATGGCTGAAAAAACGCATAGAACTTGCGGAACGGAAACTTGCGGAAACTGAAAAAAACAACGACAACGACCGCTTGACCGAGCACATCAGAGAACTGCTGAAAGCCGACAAGGACGGGCGCGTAGTGGTGAAGCCGTGCAAGGTGGGTGACACGTTATTCAGAGTGTTCGCCGGAGAAATCTTAGAGCACAAAGTCGTAAACATGAGATACCTCGCAATACAGGGACGGTGGGACATTGATACAATCCCGTTCTGCTCATACGTGGAAAGTTCCATAGGGAAAACGATTTTTTTGACCCGAGAAAAAGCGAAAGAGGCGTTGGAGGCAAGGAAAGATGGCGACAAAACTGATCTGTGACCGCTGCGGCGCGGAGATAAACCCAAAGGGCTCCGTGATCTATGCAGGAATGCGGCGGCATAACATGAGCAGAAACGAGACCGACTATGATCTGTGCGTTTCGTGCGTGCACGAGCTGCGTGCGTGGCTTAGTGGAAAAGAGAACGACCATGGCTGAATACATAGAACGTGAAGCGCTGTTACATGACATCGAACAATCGGTGGTATACACGGTAAGAGAAAAAATAACGAGCGCAGAAATGCGAGGCGCTCGCAAAGTTATCGAGCGCATTAAGTGTGCGCCTGCTGTCGAGCCTATTTATATTCACGAACCGACAAAAAGCGAGTTTAAGCGCATGGCGGCGCAGATGGGCTATGTCCTGGTAGTGCGGTGTAAGGACTGCAAGTATTACAAACCGGATGAATACGAATGCGGATGTGATTATGGCTTACCGTGTGTAAAGGCTGACGATTTTTGCAGCTATGGAGAAAGGCGGACTGACAAATGAAAGAAATGGTTTACAAGTCTGAGCGCTGTGATGCTGAATTGCTGGCTTGCGATACGTATAAGGGATTTGATTACTACGTTGTAAGCCGCGGAATGCATCCGTGCGCGTATGTCGATATCAAGCATTACGATAAGGCGATTAACGCTAAAACGATTAACTGCCATGGTGGAATAACGTATTCCGAAAGCACGCTGGATGCGGCAGATCACGACGGTTGGTTCATTGGATGGGGTTATGCACAAGTTTTAGACTATTTCGGATGTTATCGCGATGCCCCGGACACGCGAACGTATCGGCGCTGGACAACCGCCGAGATGGTTGCTGAATGCAAGCGCGTTATAGACCAAATCTGCGAAAGGCGGTCAGACGCCGACGTTGCGCCGGTGGTGCGCTGCAAAGACTGCGAATACAGCTACGACGAAATAAGTTATCTGTGCTGTTCGCACGGTGTTTGCGTTGATTGTGAAGTACCGCCGAATTTCTACTGCGCAGAAGGGAAAAGAAAGGAGCCTGACGAATGACAGCAGCAGAAGCATATAACCGCCTTAGAGACATTCTACTAAATAATACTCAATTAGCGGAAGCAGACAGGAAAGCAATATGTATGGCAATAAACACCCTTAACAGGCAAACACCAATAAAGCCAGTTAGTCAGATGAAGTTCGGCAAATATGGTACAATTATCGGCCTGTGCCCTACCTGTGGCGCCGGAAATAATTCTGAATACCCGTACTGCGGTGAATGTGGGCAAGCGCTTGAATGGGAAAAATAAAAAGGAGGACTGACAAAAATGAAAACAAGACGAATTCCTAACGCGACGAACGAGAAGATAATTGCGCTTATGTCGATGGGCAAGACGAGCGGACAGGCGGCGCTTGCGGTCGGCGCGAGCGAGAGCTATTGCAGCAAACTGTACACTGTGGTAAAGCACATTGCCAATGAGCAATGGGACGAGTTAATAGAATATTCTCGGCATGCGACAACCGGCGCGGTGATTGCATGGGCTTGCGAATACCTCGATACGCAACTGCCGCAGGAGGTCGCGGAGACTATTGAGGCGGTACGGTATCGCTACGCAACGCCCAAAGCGACAGAAGCAGCACCGCAGCCCGAACCGCCAGCAGAGCCGATTGACAACACGGCGGCGGCAATCATCAAACTGCTTGAAAAGCTCGATGAGGCAGTGAACACCATAACCGAAGCTGCTGACGATATATGCCAAACGATATCGACGGTGCGGAAGCTCAACGAGGACTGCATAAACGCAAACTTTGATGTGCTGGCTAAGACGGTCCGCGACGGCGTTGAAAGCGTTAAAACGACGATAAGAAAGGGGAGGAATTGACAATGAGATTTATCTACACAGACTATATGCCTAATCAGTTTGCCATACTGCCTGCTATTGGCGTTATAAAAAAGCAGTACGGCATATATCGTTACCCTTACCGCCTTAGTATTATATGGGGCTTTTGGGGTATCAGTTTTGGCTTAGGAAAAGCCATGGATTGGAAGGAAACTGACAATGCGAACACGTGAAAAAACCAAGCGCTGCATTTATAGCGATAGCTGCTTTAAATGTCCGCTAAGCGATTGCAGGATGAACACACCGGCGAAGTTGAATTGCCTGCCGCTGGACTTTGAACCGTATACAAAGCGATTTAAGGTGGTGACTAAGCATGGGTAGAAAACAATCGGGGTTTGCAAAGCGTATACGGCACGAATTCGACATAGAGATGCAGCTTTATGTGAATAACCGTATGCAGATGGCCGAAGACGCGGCGTTTATGGCCGCTAATGATATTTTGGGCTTGGGCGCTGGACGCGCTAAGGCGTTCGGCGAAAGATTCGTTATGTATGTAAACGAAATTGCCGAACTGTTCGTAGAAGACAGCGTGGGCGATAAAAGCCTGGAATATTCAAAAACCGTCCTTGACCGGCGCATCCGTGAAATAGTGGGCGAGGATAACTTCTCGCCATTCGATGAAAGGTATGGTAGGCGATAATGGCTAAAAACGTAGGCTGGGAAGCCAAAAGCAACCACGACGGCAGCTACACGGTTACCGTTAACGGCAAACAATATTATTGCGCAGATACGCATGAATTTCTTCACTTTTTAGAAGATATCGGCGAAAGGTGGGAGGATAGTGAAATTCGAAAAAGATGAACGCCGCGAGTTTTCTACCGGCGCAGTGAGAGATAAGGCCGACGGGAAAGGCCGCTATGATTTGCTGCCGTGGGGCGCGATACACGCCCTTGCGCAGCACTGCGAGCGCGGCGCGATCCACTACGGGGAACGCAACGTCGACAAAGGCATACCCCAGCATAGCTTGATAGACAGCGGCATACGGCATCTTAGCCTGTACATACAGGGCGACGCGGAAGCGCATCACCTTGTAGCGGCGCTGTGGAATATAGCGTGGGCTGTGGAACAGGAAATAAAACGGCCTGAAATGGTTGATTTGCCCGAACGCGGCGAACATTCGGGCATAGCATTTTGAAAGGATGGGAAACATGAAAAAACTACTATACGCAATACGTAAATGGCTGATTGATATTCTGGGCGGTGTTCCAATGTGTTTTTATGACAGCATGGCCAGTTTAGCAAACCATTTCAACGAGCAAATAAATGATTACCGCATAGCAATCCGTGAGATATGCCGCCGTAGCGATAACACCTATTACGACTGGTGCTGCGATCAGTGCGCTTGCGACTGCGATAAGCGTAACGGCTGGTGTGCTGCTTTTGCACCCAAAGAATTTACAAAGGTATATAGCCATGACTAACGACTGTAAAGGCTGCACAGTGCGCCGCATAGGCTGCCACGCCAATCGCAGCAGCTATCAGGCGTTTCGCGCGGAGAACGATAAACGCAAGGCGGCGGCGCGGAATGAATACCCGGCAAGGGAGCTGCTGGTGACCGGCTACATAAAACGCGCAAGGGCGGTAAAGACATTTACAACTAAAAAATGTTGGAGGTATCGCGGAACATGATAATCCAAAGTCAGTGCGAAATGATGTTAAACCACATGCGCGAACACGGCAGCATAACAAGCCGCGAGGCCATGTATGACTACGGCATAGGCAGGGCATCTGGGCGCGTGTTTGATCTTCGCAAGCGCGGCTATGACGTTGAAACAACGATGGAGACCGGACTTAACCGTTACGGCATCCCGACGCGATACGCGAGGTACACGCTGCATGAGGGGCGCTGACGGATATTATGACAGCCGGGCAAAATGCCCGTTTTGGTCAAAAGGCTCGGCACGTGAGAACAAGATATTTTGTGAAGGCCCATGCGGTGACGCGAGATTGCAGCTATGGTTTAAAGGCGACGAACAAAAACGCCGGGTATATGTGTCAAAATACTGCTGCACTCAATATGCCCAATGCCCGGTCTACAAGATCACATTAGCGGAAAAATACTAAAGGGTAGCGCATTAAGCGTTACCCTTGTTTTTTTATGTGCAGCAAAAAAGTGCGCAAGGTGGGGCTGATTAATGCAGCGCCACCTACATTATTATAAAAGCATGAGTAAATGGGATGATATCAAAACTGAATACATCACTACGGACATAGGAACAAGGCCGCTTGCCGAGAAACACAACGTTTCTTACAGCACCCTGCGTAAACGCGCAGAACGTGAAAAATGGGCGCAGAAGCGGACGCAGTATAGCGCGGCCAAGGGCGCAGACCGTATCAAAGCACAGTTGGAGATTGACTATCAGGAATACAAAAGCCTGTTAGAGGCCGCCGGGCTGCTGTCAAGCAAGCTATGCAGCGCTGTAGCGCAGTTAACGGATGCGGATATTATCAAGGATAAACGCGGCCTGAAAAGCCTTACAGGGGCAATGAAAGACCTTGCAGAAATTCAGGGCGTTAAATCCGATGCTGACAAACGCGAGCAGGAAGCGCGAATTAAAAACCTTGAGCGCCAGGCGGCAGGGGAAGCACAGCCGGAGCCGGTGCGCGTTATCATTGCCGGTGCCGATGATTTCTGCGGTAAATAACCATGCCTGAATACAAAATCGACTACCTAAGCCCTACACAACAGGAATTTTTAAAGGATAGGGCACATGTTGTGTTCTTTGGCGGCGCACGCGGCGGCGGCAAAAGCTTCGGCGTGCGTGCGTCGGCGGTGCTGTACTGCTTTAAGTTCGCGGGGATAACATGCATGATCGTGCGAAAAACGTACCCGGAGTTGCAGGAAAACCATATAGTGCCGCTGACACGCGATCTGCATTGCTATGATGCTGATAAATCACAGCGCATGGCGAGCTATAACGATCAGAAGAAGGTCATTACATTCCCGAACGGCAGCAGAATATTGTTTAGGTACTGCGATACCGACAAGGATGCAGAACGCTTTCAGGGCACAGAAACGGATATTCTGTTTTTGGACGAAGGTACCCACCAAACCGAAGAACAGTTTAGGAAGCTCTCGGCCTGCGTGCGTGGCGCGAATGATTTCCCGCGGCGGATATATGTTACATGTAACCCCGGCGGCGTGGGTCACAGTTGGGTGAAACGGCTGGCGATAGACCGCGCCTATACCGATGGGGAGAACCCGGAGGACTATTCATTTATTCCAAGCAAGGTCACGGACAACAAGCCGCTGATGGATGCAGACCCTGATTATATCAAAAAGCTTGAAGCCCTGCCGCCTAAGCTGCGCAAGGCATGGCTTGAGGGCGAATGGGACATATTCGACGGCGCATTCTTTGAAGATTTCAGAACGCGCCCGGATGCGCAACTGTGCGCAAAGGCAGGGATAACGCTGGAAGAAGCTATAGCACAGCGCAGATTTACGCATGTTATACCGGCGTTTGACCTGAACGAAGGTGCTGCACGTGGCTGGACGATATACAGGTCATACGACTTCGGCTATAACAAACCATTCAGCTGCGCGTGGTGGGCTATCGACTATGACGGCGTACTGTATCGCGTTTTGGAGCTATACGGCTGCACAGATACGCCAAACGAAGGTGTAAAGTGGACGCCCGACGAGCAGTTTAAGCGTATCCGCGAGACGGAGCAGACGCACCCATGGCTTAAAGGGCGCAAGATACTTGGCGTTGCTGACCCGTCAATATGGGATGTGTCGCGCGGCGTGTCGGTCGCGGAGACCGCCGAAAAATACGGCATATACTTCGACCCCGGCGACAACAAGCGGCTTGCAGGCTGGATGCAATGCCATTATCGACTGCAATTTGACGATAACGGTTATCCGCGCATGTATGTATTCGACAACTGCAAGGCGTTTATCCGTACTATACCGCTGCTGATGTACGACGAACATAAACCGGAAGATTTGGACACGTCGATGGAAGATCACGCAAGTGACGAATGGCGTTATATGTGTATGGCAAGACCGATAAGCCCGATAATACCTCAAAAACCGAAAGTTATATTGTCAGACCCACTGAACCAATACAAAAAGGATGGATACAAAGCAAATGGATATCACTAAGGACACTATACGAGCAGACGGCAGCAAAGCGCCCGAGCTTGGCAGCGTTGAAACTGCGGCGCAGATGCTTGGCATAAAACCCATTGGGGAACAGCAGATACAGGATTTGATGCAGATACTAAACAAATATCGCGCCGGGAAGAAGTCGGTCGATAGCCGTATCATCGCATCGGAAAACTGGTGGAAGCTGCGAAACGATGTTGAAGAAGACAAGGACGGTCACGCAAAGCCGGGGTTTAGAAGCAAAAGCGGCTGGCTGCATAACGTAATCACAAACAAACATGCCGACGCAATGGATGCCTACCCCGAGCCTAACATACTGCCGAGGGAACAGGGCGATAAAGCAGAGGCGGCTATGCTGTCTAAAATAATCCCTGTTGTGCTGGAAAAAAACCAGTTTGAGGCCACCTATAGCAAAGTTATGTGGTCGAAGCTAAAGACCGGCACAGGCGTGTACAAGGTCATATGGGATAAGAACAAGATGAACGGCTTGGGCGATATCGATGTGCGCAAGTGCAACATCCTTAATCTGTTCTGGGAGCCGGGAGTCGAGGATATACAGCAGTCAAAGTATTTCTTTGAGGTCGATTTTCAGGACGAAACCGAAGTCCGCGCCATGTTCCCGGGCGAGCTGCCGGAGGGCAAGAACATACCGCATGATTTTATAACCAGCAAATACAGCTACGATGACCATGTAGACACTACGGACAAAGTACCCGTTATCAGCGCGTACTATCACAAAAACGGCGTGCTGCACTACATCCTGTTTGTCCCCGGCACTGTGCTTTACGCGACGGAAAATGACCCTGACCGTGCAATGGCCGGCTGGTATGACCACAGCAAATACCCATATGTGTTTGACACACTGTTTCCCATTGAAGGCAGCCCGTGCGGATACGGCTATGTAGACCTGTGCAAAGCGCCTCAGACCGAAATTGACCTGATGAAAACGGCGTATGTGGAAAATGCAATGGTCGGCGCAAAGCCCAGGTATTTTAAGAAAGCCAATTGCGGCGTAAACGTTGAGCAGTTTACGAACCTGAATGAAACCATCATAAACGTTGAGGGCAGCTTAAACGATGACAACCTGAAACCTGTTACGCACGATAACCTTGATGGCAACTATATCAGCATGTTGCAGCTTAGCATCAACGAACTGCGTGAAACAAGCGGCAACACGGAAACCGCAACAGGCACGACAAGCAGCGGCGTAACGGCTGCAAGCGCAATAGCGGCATTGCAGGAAGCCAGCGGCAAAGGCAGTAGAGACAGCACCAAGGCAAGCTACAGGGCATACAGCGAATTAAACTATCTTGTCATTGAACTGATAAGGCAGTTTTACGATGCGCCGCGCCAGTTTAGGATTCTGGGCGACGGCGGCGAGGAATTGTTTTTAAGCTATTCCAACGAGCACATAAAGCCGCAGACACAGATGTTTGCAGGATACGATATCGGGCAGCGTGTGCCGGAGTTTGATATCAACGTCGTTCCGCAGAAACGCACGGCATACACCAAGATGTCAAATAACGAATTGGCTTTGCAGTTTTATAACCTCGGCTTTTTCAATCCGCAGCAGACAGACCAGGCGCTTGCATGCCTTACGATGATGGATTTTGACAGCATCGACGATGTGCGCAAGACCATCAAGCAGAATGGCACACTGTTTGACAGGTTTAATACGGTGCTGCAGGTCGCGGCACTGCTTGCAGCTAAATGCGGCGATGCGCAGTCGCTTGCACAGATACAGGCTATAGCACAGCAGGCTAACGTGCAGATCAGCACACCGCAGGCGAATATACAGCTTGCAGAAGACCCGGCAAAGCGCGAACATGCGCAGGTGTCTAACGCCCGGGTAAAGACGCGCGAGGCGGCAATGCCTGATGGAGAATATGCGACAACATGATAAACGTATGCGTAAACAGCACCGGCAGCACATTCGAATTAGAAATCGAAGGGCATGCGCAGTCTGCGCCCAAAGGCGAGGACTTGATATGCGCGGCTGCGACGATCCTTGTGCGCACGGCAGCGGCCATTTTGCAGGAAAGTTCCAAAGATATCACAGAAATTGATATATCTGACGGCAAAGCACGGATAAAACTGACTGAATATGACCCTGTGGCGGTCGTTGAAATGTCGGTAATAGTCAAGGGCTTTGTGCTGCTGATGCAGGAATACCCGGAATACATAAAAATTTTCACAGAAACTGAAAAAAATGCGCAAGGTGGGGCTGAAAGCAAAGCATAAGTAAATGCTATGCTGAAAACGTGGGTTGCATGAGGCAGCAAGTTCACCTCCTTTAAGATGTCGCCCCGGCAGACGGCGGCTGTAATAGTCTGCTTTCTCCTTTTTTGTGGGCGGAGTCCCCCCTTCTCCGCCCCTTTTGTATATCGCCTTAGTTTAACGGTAAAACGCTCGGAGAGATAGAGATGCAGGTTCGAACCCTGCAGGCGGTACGACGGACTCGCCCACCTACGGGCAAATAAGTAGGAGGCATGTAAATGCACAACAAATTCAGTTGGTTGCAGCTATTCGCGGACGGTACCGGCGATGGCGGTGCAGCCACTTCGGGCGAAACATCTGCCGCCGCCGGGCAGAACACGGGCGTTAATGTGTCTGTTGCCGCCGAACAGACAGCACCGAAAACCACGGCTGACAGGCTCGCAGAGCTTGGAGTGCCTAAGGAAAAACTCGGACGGGCGAAATATGGCAAGGCTGTTAATCAGCCTAAAGCCGATGCGCAGGCCGCCGCTGCGCCAAAGGAAGCCATAGAGGCAACAGAGACTAAAGACACAGCAAAGCGGCTTACATGGGATGAAATCATGGCAGACCCCGATTACAACCGGGAGATGCAGAAAGTAGTTTCATCGGCGAAGACAAAGTACAAGGCAGATGCCGAGGGGCTTGAGAAGCTTGCTCCGGCGTTGCAGCTGCTATCCAAAAAGTACGGCGTAGACTCGGGAGATTACGACGCAATCGCTAAGGCGGTCGCGGACGATGACGAGTATTACGAAGATCGTGCAATGGAATTGGGTGTATCGACCGAGGTTGCAAAGCAGCTCGAACGCTCCGAGGCTGTGGCAAGAGCGGCAGAAGCGCAAAAGCAGCAGTTTATCAACGAGCAGAAGCTTATGGAGCATCTGAGCAAGATGAACGCACAGGCCGTTGAGCTTCAAAAGAAATACCCCAACTTTGATTTGCGAAAAGAGCTGGACAACCCTACGTTCCGACGCTTGACCGCGCCTGACTTGATGTTTTCCCTCGAGGATGCATATGAGCTTGTGCATCGTGATGAAATAAAGGAAAGCATACGGCAGGCAGCGCTGAAAGCATCGGTGCAGCAGGTGTCCAATGCTGTGCAGTCGAATAGATCGCGCCCCAGCGAGGGCGGCGTTCCCAAGTCCTCTAACGCTTCCATTCAGACGTTTGATTACAGAAACGCCACGAGGGAACAGAGAGAGGCGTTGAAAGCCCGGATAAAATCGGGTGAAAAGATATATCCCGGGCAGTTTTAAGCCTTGAGCGTTTCCGCGTGGCCTATGACCATGAAAGGAAACGATATGACTAATTTTAATTGGATTCAGATTTTCGCAGATGCCGGTACTGTTGTTAACACCCTTGTAAGCAACGGCACATCTAACTACACCAACGCATACACCGGCGAGGCGGTCGCGGCAAGCCCCTCCACCAACACGATGGCACCCGAACTTAAGACGTTCTATGACACTGAGCTGCTCGAGAACGCCAGAGTTGAGATGTTCTATGCGCAGTTTGGCCGCAAGCAGAGACTGCCCAAGAATGGCGGCACCACTGTTGAATGGCGTAAGTTTAACACCTTCGCAAAAGCGACTGAGCTTAAGGAAGGGGTTATCCCCACAGGTCAGCAGTTTGGAGCAACCAAGCTGACTGCATCCATCACGCAGTACGGCACTTACACCTCTATCACCGATAAGCTCGAGATGCGCGCATATGACGATGTCATTCTTGCAGCGACTGAGGAAATGGGCGCATCCGCTGCGGCTACTCAGGAAACCCTTATCCGTGATGCGCTGCTTGTCGGCACTAACGTAATGTACTGCGATAACGTCACCGAGGACGGCACTAAAGTTTCTACTCCTACTTCCCCGGCAACCATGGGCGCAGGCGGCACTACTTCCGGCGGCAGCGGCTCAACTCCTGACGGCTGGGCACTGCTTACCCCCACCATGGTAAACAAGGCCGTTACCAAGCTCAAGAAAGACCGTGTACCCAAGATAAACGGCAAATACTATGCTGTTATCCATCCCTCTGTTGCGTATGACCTGCGCCAGAGCAAGGAATGGATTGAAGTGCATAAGTATGCAGCTACCTCCGAGATCTTCAACGGTGAGATCGGCGAGCTGCACGGCTGCCGCTTCATTGAGGATACCTATGCACCTATCCTCGGCGCAAGCTACAAGTATTCCGGCAGCACCACCTATAAGAATAAGTCCGACGGCGTAACTTATGCCACTTACTTCTTCGGCAAGGACGGCTTTGGCATTATCGACCCCGAGGGCGGCGGCCTTGAGATGATCGCCCATGACAAGGACGAGATCGGCGGTCCTCTTAACCAGTTCAGCACCATCGGTTACAAGTTTGAGACCAACGGCGCAACTATCCTTTACCCTGAGCGCGTACTCCGCGTGATGTCCGTCAGCTCGTATTCCGCGACTGACGAGGAAAACAAGTAATTATCCCGGGAGGGGCGGAACACTCTGCCCCTCCGCCTGAGAGGAGCAAAACATGGCTAAAAAAACAGATGATGAAAGAGTTGAAATGTTTATACCGAGAGGCGACAGAAACAGTGACCCCGATCTGTTTGTATCGATAAACGGAAAAAACTATCTGCTGCCCAAAGGCAAAACAAGCCTTGTTCCGAAAGAAGTAGCGGACGAGATCGAGCGCTCAAACTACGCTCAGCGCATGCTTGACGAGCACATCGACGAGATGAAGTTTGCCGCGCACTAATTAATATCAAAAATAACAGCCGCCTCATGGCGGCTATTTTAATAGGAGAACAATATGACAATTGCAGAAGCAATAGACATTACCGATAAGCTTACGCCTAACGCATACGATGAAACCGAAAAGGTACGATGGCTGCTGACTATGGCATATCAGCAGCAGCAGGATAACATAAGCAATCTTGGCAACCTATATGGCCTCGTTTCCGGCGCGGATGCAACCGATTACGAGCGGTTCCTCAACAACTGGAACATGAACAACACGCTTGATCAGCAGGAATACAACAAGCTTATCGACAAGTGGAATCAGGACATGCAGCTGAGCGAGAGCAATTACAACAGGCGGCAGGATGCCCAGAAGCTTGCGCAGAGTCAGATTGACGCAATCATTGCGGCAGGCGGCACGCCCTCTCAGGCGCTTATAAGCACGGCAGGCTATGACCCGTCATATATCAACTCCCTCATGAGCTACTATCAGCAGCAGGCGGCGGCTCAGACGGCGGCACGAAGCGGCGGCTCAGGCGGCGGGGGAAATAGGTATCCGAGTGGCAAAGACTTCAAGGTAAACAAAGATGGAAGTATTTCAGTAAAAAAAGTTCGTCAGCTTAATTTTGACCCTGACGAAGGCATTTTCACATGGAACGGCAACAAATATAACAGTCTTAATTCGCTTGTCGATGCATGGAATAAAAACTCGAGTTTAACCGATGATGATATAAATGTTCTCAAACGAAAGCTTAAATCTCAGACAAATATCAGCTTGTAAGTTCAGCGAGGTTAAAGATGGCGAAGAAAATAAACCTTACAAAAGAGCAGATAGAGGCTGCTGCAAAAGCAGGGCGCGAAAAGACCGAAAAAGCCTATGCCCAGAAAGCACAGGCAATCGCCAAGGGTTACGGCACAAACAGTGCTAAATCAAAAGCCGGTGGGAATAGAGGACAGTTGCCCGGCGTGAGCGAAGTTCTTGCTCGTAACAACCCTGCGTTCGCTGCTTTGCAGCAAGCCGGGAACGCTAAAAAACTCACCAAGGGCAGCGACGCTATATCTTACGGCAAAAAAAGCAGCGAGCGCAAGCCGGGACAAATAAGCGCTTTGGGTGCAGGGGATTACGGCGCGTCAAAAACAACGAGATTTGACGCTACGGCGAACGCCGCGATATACAGCACGGTAGGCGCGTTTTCAAACCTTTTCGGTCTTTTGAAAGAAAAGGACGCACAGACAAAAGCACGAGATGCAGCGGACAGCGCAAGGCTCAAAGCCGGATATGACGCAATGCTCAACGGCGAGGACATAAACACGCGCGAGGGCGGTCTCAAGAGACAGCACGAGGACAGCAAAAAGGCTTTTGAACGCGGTTATGCAGCTCTTGCAGGAGCAGGGCAAAAGAATTTCGACACCGCCGATGAGCTTGCCGCACGCTCTAATGAGTATCAGCAGATGGCAAAAGAGGGCTTAGGCAAGTTCGGACAGGGCGTTGTTGACTTCGGCATTGCAGGCTTGCAGTTTGCCGGTGACGCGGCCATGAACGCCATTCTCCCCGGCTCAGGTCTTGTAGCAATGGGCATGAGAGCAGCAGGAAGCGGAGCACAGGAGGCAAGAAACAACGGCCTTGATATAAATGACCAGTTTACCTCCGGCCTCAAGAGCGCGGCAATCGAAGTGCTTACAGAGAAGCTTTTCGGCGCTGCTTCCAAAGTCGCATACGGCAAGGGCATTATCAGAAACGAGAGCCTTGTTAACGGCCTTGTAAACCGACTGGCAAAGACGGATAAAGGCCGCACGGCGCTCAAGGTCATTGTCGGCGCGAACGAAGAAGGCTTAGAGGAAGTCCTCTCGGATATCCTGAACCCTGTTGCAGACCGTGTGCTCAAGCTGGATGACGGCAAGGGCGATTGGTCTGACCTGGGCGAGGACATGGACGCAGAGCAGATGCTCGCGGACTACATCATCGGCAGCACTCTCGGACTTTTTGGCGCAGGAACAAATGTTATAAGCGGTCAGTATCGCGCCGAGAACGCGCAGCAGAGGGCGTATGAAAATTATCAGCGCGAGCTTGTAAACGCCGGACTTGCATCCGAACAGGGTTCTCAGGCACAGTTAACCGCCGAGGAATATCAGAACATCCTTGACAACAGCGTAAAGAGAGGCAACAGAAACCTGAGCGACAAGGAAACTGCCAACCTTGAACAGCTCATAACGGCTGAGAGAGATACACCGGTAGTGCGCAATGCTCTTGAGCGCAGCGGTACGCTTGTTGACGATAACACCGCATCGGTCATTGCCAAGGCCGCAAGCGGTCAAAAACTGACGAGAGCGGAACAGAGCATCATAGACAGCAACCCGGTAATGCAGCAGGCTGTGAATACCATGTCCGGGAGCGGCGCTGTTGCCAACATCCGTACAACGGCGGCAAAGAACAGTGTTGTTAACAGCATGGCAGAGCGCTATACGGTCTCCCCGGAGGTTATAAGCAGAACATACGATCTCGCCCCCGTCGAGTCTCCCGAGGCGTTTGAGATGGCGTTTGATGCTGTGTATCAGATGGGGCAGCAGGGCGCGAACAAAGAGTCGCTTACCAAAGTACCCGTGCTGAACCGCGCACAGGCGGAGATAGCCTATAACATGGGCGCTTCTACAACTCAGGCGGCGATTGACAATGCGGCTGTGCAAGGTGATAATGTAAGCACACAGGTAAACAACCAGATAAACACACAGGAGGTAAACGAGAATGGAATACGTCTACGCGACAGCAGCCAACGGCTTAACGGTCAGAATACCGAAGGACAAATACCCTCAGTGGAAAGAGGCACAGTCGAAGCTTACGCCGGAACAGATAGCGGCAGACAAAGCGGTTATAGCGCAGCTCAAGGCAAAGCTGGGCAAAAAGTAGTCTATAACGGCGTAGAGCAGGAAAACGTCTACTACTCCGGCGAGGACACCGAGAGCATGAAAAAAGGCCGTGAGCTTGCAAGAAGCTACGGCTATAATGTCACATATTTCGAGGGCGGCAATATCAAGGACAGCGGCGGCGAGTTCAGGGGCATGGTCGATACCGAGAGCAAGACCGTTATGGTGCGCTCAGACCATCCCGACATATCCGCAGAGCAGATAATGCGCCACGAGATGGGGCACGCGGCAATTGCACAGGGCGATATAAGCCTTGACGAGCTGCGAAGCGCCATGCTTTCAGACCTCTCGGAGAAAGAGCTTAACAGCGCTGTTGAGGTCTACAGGCACGCATACGGCGACACGATAAGCGAGGCCGAGGCGTTCGAGGAAATGTGCTGCGACGCGCTGGGCAGGATAAACATCTTTGCCGGAACGGAGCACGACAGCGCAGGCTACGGCAAGATGCAGGAAAGTTTCCGTAAACACACCGCCGAGGCCGCGAACAAAGGCAGAGCACCGCCGAAGAGCGGAGTGAAGTATTCGCTTGAACCGTATTCTAATCAGCAGATTGAAAATTGGAAGAGCAGCAAGCGAATAAATGTTTATGAAAATTCCGCACAATTAGACTTGTTCGTAAAGAGAGCTATAGAGGATAAGGGTTTTACCGGCAAAATGTTTTTTGGAGTTGTTGGCAATGATCTTGCAAATGCTATAGAAACTGCGACAGGCTATAATTTTACCGGGCGTAATGTTACTTTGCGTGCTGACCATGTCAGAAAAATATTCAAAGATCATGGTTCGATAAAAGCGGAAACAGCAAGAGGTCAGAGAGCAATTACAGCAAATGATTTCACACTAATCCCTGCTGTGATAAGTGAGCCTGAAAAAATAAAAAAATCTACTTACAATAATCGTCCCGCTGCCGAATTTATAAAAGTGATAGACGGCAGCAGAGTTACAGTTATTGCGGTAGATAGCGGTGGAAGTCTTGACTTGTATGTGCAAACCATGTATGCAAGCGCAAAAAAAGGAAGCATAGCCCGCATGGTCAATGCAAATGCCCTGACCAAAACGCCCGAGACGACTACGGGGACTGCTCCCAATACCAATATACCCAATACAAGCAAGAATGTCAACGAAAAATTTTCCCGAGAAGTAAAAAACGCTGAGGAATATTTCGGTACTACCTACAAAGTAAAAGAAGCCGGTTATATCTGCACAGACGGCAAAATGCTCGACTTTTCGGGTAGACACGAGGGAGCACCGGGCGGCTACAGGACAGTTGACCACCGCGACATAACTGATGCGCTCGGCGAAGATTACGGCGGCGAGGACTACAGCGGCGGCATGATAAAATTTATGAGCGAGGGCAATATTCGTGTTTCTCCTGAGAGCGGCGGCATAAATCTATCGGTCGCGCCGAACAAGGCACAGCGCAGTACACTCGACAGGTATATTTCTTCGTTCAGAGGTGAGGTCATACTCGACATAGACCGCACAAACGGTGACACTATTGCGTCAGTTGAGTATCCTAAATATACTCATTCTTCGGTCGTGTTCAAAGATATCGACGATTATTTTGACAAAGGCAAAATACCAGAGAAATTTTCCCGCGAGCCGGAGAGGCTCAACGAGCTGCGGCGGCAGAATGAAACCATGCTCGCTCAGGCGACAAACGAGGACGCGGCAAACGAGAACGAGCGCGGCCTTATAAAGGACTATAAACGCCAGTATGACAAGGTTAGCGGCATTGTCGAAAAGCTTAACACGGCACGGCAGGAGTTGACTGCGGCAGAGAACGGCGGCGACAAAAACGCCATAGCGACAGCCCGAAATCGTTTTACCCTGCTTAGCAGAAAGTACGCAGAGGAACACAGAAAACTCAGCGATTATGTCAATATTAAGGCTTTGGGCAATGTCCTTGCGAGGGTAAAGGATAGAACGGGAGAAAATCCGCTGCCGGAGGGCATGGGCGCAGCTTCCGCAAACTTCACGGGAGAGGAAACCGCGGGCGAGCGCTGGGTAACGGAGGCTCAGGGCGAGGGCGACAGCGCACTGCACCCGATAAGCAAGGAGCAGGAGGCAAATCTCGCCGAACAGCAGCACAGAGCGCCGCAGGAGATACCAAAGAAAGGCCTGAACGGCAAGCTCACGAGCAAGCATGTTTCCACCATAGCCAACAGCGGCATGACACCGTCTGAGTTCTCCGACGCACTGCGCGAGGACGCGGCACAGGGTAAATTCTCACACATAGCCTATTCCGACGAGGCAGCGCTCAAAAAGGCCGAGATCACGATAGAGGCTAACGGCTGGGAACAGGCTCTGGCGGATTACAAGGCGCAGATAAACGCCGGTAAGGTATCGAAGGACAATACCGTTATGGGTATTGCCCTTTACAACAATGCCGTCAACAGCGGAGACTACGTAACGGCGATGGACATTGCATCGCTCATGGTCAAAAACTCCACAAACACGGCGCAGTCCTTGCAGGCTATGCGCATTCTCAACAAGCTTTCGCCCGAATGCAGACTGTACCTCGCGGCAAAGTCGATTGAGAACATCGAGGAAGATCTCAATAAGCGGTACAAGGACAACAAGGCGGATATACATGTTGACAAAATCCTTTACGACGAGTATGCCAAGGCGCTCAGACAGGGCGACGAGGACGGCATAAAAACCGCGTGGGCGAACATAGAGCAGAGCGTAGCACAGCAGATAAACGCGACATGGTACGAAAAGCTCAACAACTTCCGTTATCTCGCTATGCTGGGCAATCCGAGAACACATATCAGGAACATTGTAGGCAATGCGTTCTTTGCGCCGGTAAGAGAAGTAAAGAACATTATAGCGTATGGCATTGAGAATATGGCAGATGCTAAAATTGACGGCGGCATAGAGCGCAGCAAGGCGATACTCAATCCCAATAAAGCGGCGGATAAAGCACTTGTTGACTATGGTAAGACGGATTACGAAGCTGTTCAGGATATAATCCTGTCCGGCGGTAAGTTTATCGACAGCTATCAGGGCATAGATAAGAGCAGGACTATATATAAAAACAAGATACTCGAGGCGGCGCGCAAGGGTAATTCGTATGCGCTCGACGCAGAGGACGCATGGTTCTGCAAGCCCGCATATTCGTATGCGCTCGCACGTTGGTATAAGGCAAACGGCATAAGCGCCGAGCAGCTTGTATCGGGAAAGGTTCCGGAGGCAACAATAATAAAGGCGCAGACCATTGCCATCAAGGAAGCACAGAAGGCCACTTACCGAGATACAAATAAATTCTCGGCATGGGTCAGCAAGCTCGGTAAGGTAGATAACAAGGTCGCATCCCTGCTTATTGAGGGCATTTTACCGTTCAAGAAAACCCCGGCCAACATCTTAGCCCGCGGTATGGAATACTCACCGGTCGGACTTATAAAGTCTCTGTGGGACATCCGAAGAGTCAAGGCATATGTAAACGGCGACGTTGAAAACGGCATGAGCCCCGCGCAGTTTATAGACGATATTTCTGCGGGACTTACGGGCACGGCGCTTGCTGGCTTAGGTGTGCTGCTGGCCTCGTGGGGTGTTCTGAGCGGCGGCGATGACGATGACAAGAAGCAAGACAAATTTGACGAGCTGAGCGGAAGCCAAAGCTATGCGCTGAATATCGGAGGCTTGAGCATTACGCTTGACTGGCTTGCTCCCGAAAGCATGCCGCTGTTTGTCGGAGTGGAAATGTACAATTCAATTACCGGCAAGAAGGAAAGCAGCAGCATGGTTGGAGGTATATGGAGTTCGCTCTTGAGCATTTCAACGCCCGTGCTCGAATTGTCCATGCTGCAAAGCTTCAGCGACCTGATAAGCAATATCGGCTATGTTAAAAACGCCGAGGGTATGTATAAAATACTCTCCAAAACCACGGCAGACTACATATCGCAGTATTTCCCGACGCTGTTTGGACAGGCTGAACGCTCATTTGAGGAAACTCAGCGCGAGACGACCTATGTCGACCGCAACAGTGCTGCGAGTACAGAACTGCAATACATGTGGGGTAAGATCGCAAACAAGATACCGCTTTACGATTTCAGTCAGATACCGTACATTGACGCATGGGGACGTACAGAGGAAACCGGCAACCTGTTTGAGAGGGTGCTCAACAACTTTGTAAATCCGGCATACGTCAAGAAGGAGCGCAGCACCGAGATAGACGGCGAGCTCAAACGGCTTTATGATCTGGGCGAAACCTCCGTATATCCCAGCCGCGCGAAAACAAACACAAAAATCAACGGCGAATATCTGACGGCTGAGGAATATGTGAAGTATGCAACAGTTAAGGGGCGAACCTCTTATGATCTGGCAACGAAGATAATAAACAGCAGCACATATTCTCGCGCATCCGATGCCGAAAAGGCATACATGCTCAGTTATGTATACAAGTACGCAGACCATATCGCTAAGTACGAAGTCAATAACGAAAGCAGCCTTGCGAAATGGGAAGCAGCAGCCTATAAGAGTTCAAACCCGGCGCAGGGGATAATCGACCATGCGCAGGAATATTATAAGCGCAAAGAGGACAACGAAAGTTAAAAAACATGCGGAGGTGGGGCTTAATAAGCCCTGCCTCCTTTTGTTATGCTGAAATCAAGAAGCGAAAAAGGAGGAAAAGCCTTTTGACAACAATCATGATCGGCAAAGCGCTGGCGACGGTGACGGAAAACGAAACCTTAACCAGCGGCATGATAAATGCAAAGATAAAATTCGAGTTTTCAGCCGATTGGCATTCGGGAATAAGCAGAACCGCGATATTCACGGCAGGCGACGTTACAAAGGTCGTGCTCGATTCGTATTGGGAAAACAACGTCTGCTCCATTCCGCAGGAATGCCTTGAGAAAAGCGACGAGATACTCATGGTCGGCGTGTACGGTGCTGACAACGCCAACACGGTCGCGATACCTACGGTGTGGGCGACGGTCGGCAAGATACGCAAGGGCTATGAGGGCTATGAGGACGTATCGACCGGCACACTGCCCATCTGGGCACAGGTGCAGTCGGCGGCGGCACAGTCGGCGCAGGCGGCAAAGGACGCGCAGACAGCGGCAGAAACCGCACAGGGCAAAGCCGAGACTGCGCAGAACGCCGCGGAGACGGCACAGGCAGCAGCCGAGACCGCACAGGGCAAAGCGGAAACCGCGCAGAGCAAGGCAGAGACCGCGCGAGATACCTCGAAAGCAGCACAGGCAGCAGCGCAGACCGCACAGGGCAAGGCTGAGACTGCACAGAGCAAAGCCGAAGATGCGCAGAGTGCCGCAGAGGCTTCCGCAACGGCGGCGGCAGAATACGAGAGCGGCGCAAAAAGCGCGGCGGCAACGGCGGCGGCAGGCGGCAATATGGCCAAGAGCTGGGCTGTAGGCGGCACGGGAACGCGCGAGGGCGAGGATACCGACAACGCGAAGTATTGGGCTAAAGCGGCTCAGGGCGCGGCAGGCGGCGGCGTGACGAGCTTCAACGGGCGCTCGGGCGCTGTCGTACCCAAGAGCGGCGACTACACGGCGGCAATGGTCGGAGCAGACTCGCAGGGCACGGCAGAGACAAAGGCGGCCGAGGTGCAATCAAACCTCAACGCCCACACATCGGACACGGTCAAGCACGTCACGGCAGCGGAGCGGAGCACGTGGAACAGTAAGGAGACCGGCGGCGCGGCAGCTAATGTGCAATCAAACCTCAACGCCCACGCATCGGACACGGTCAAGCATGTTACGGCCGAGGAACGAGCGGTGTGGAACGCCAAAGTGGCCAAGAGCACTAAGGTCAACACAACGCTGTATGCGTCGAGCTGGAGTACGGCAAAGAAATACACCGTCAGCAACGCGAACATTACGGCGACATCGGCGGTCGAGCTTCTGCCGCGAGAAAATAACGGCATTACGCAGGCGCAGCTGGAGGCGCTGTCGGGCGCGATGATAGTCGGCGGCACACAGGCGGCAGGGAGCATTCAGCTCGTCGCGCTGGGCGATAAGCCGACAATAGATATCCCGGTAACCATTATCATAAGGAGGGATTTGTAATGCCTCTTATCAATCATGCCGGCAGCGGCTCATCGTTTGCCGCTATCATACAGGTTATTTCTAATAAAGGCGCTACGTGCACGTGTTCGAATGGCGGTACAACATTGACCGCAGTTGCAACCTCTGGTAATTGCTCATTCAAAGTGACGCGTAAGGGGACGTGGACTGTAACAGCAACACTTGGTGAAAATGTCAAGTCTGAAAATGTTGATATCTCAACAGATGGCGAATTTAAAAAGGTGGCGGTTTACGCAGTTCAGATATTTGGCATCAGCCGCGATATTACAAAACCATCACCGGTTTGGGCGAGAACGGATATCGCTGAATCGTTTACGGCTACTGCCTCCATCGGCGTAGTTGCCGGGGTAAGTGATTTTGACGATTATTACCCTTGGAGTGATATCACACGTGAAACGCTATCAACCGGCGATGTAATGGTAAAAATACCGAAATTTTGGTATAAGCGGTACAGAGAAGGCGATATAGAATACATAAAAATTGCTGGGAACGAACTGGAAGGGTTTACATTGCACCCTGCCTTTAATCACGCAAATAGTCCAAAAGACTGCGTTTATGTTGGTGCTTACAAGACCTCTTCTGACAAGTTATCTAAAAGCAATGCAGAACCGACTACGCAGCGCAGCCGAGCATCATTTAGGAGCTCGGCGAAAACGAAAGGCACTGGTTGGCAGATCCTCGATATATCTACATTATCTGCGATTCAAATGTTAATTCTTGTTGAGTTCGCAAATAATGATGTGCAGGCCGTTATAGGAGCGGGCTATTCCGATTCTCCAAATACTAGCGCTTTTTATGATGCGCAACGCACCGGCAGCTGTGACAATGTACCAAACCTTACGGGACGTCCAGCGGGTACCGCTGACCAAGTCGATGTGGTTTGGCGTGGCCTTGAGGGCCTGTGGGGAAACACGTTTGAAAGTGTAGATGGTGTGAATGCGCACGATAACGCGTATTATGTATGCAATGATCCATCTAAATATGCAGATGACACTTCAATAGATTATTCGCTACTTTCTTACGAACATGTGGGTAATTGGAGTGGCGAATTTATTGAACAAGTAGGGCTTGATATCGGCGACAATGTACATGTTATGCTGCCCCAAACCCAAGGAGGCGGTTCATCGTCTTTCATGTGCGACTGCTGCTATTCAGAGTCCGGTTGGAAAACGGTTTCAGTAAGTGGAGGGTGGCGTTCAAAAGCTGCTTGCGGTTTGTTTACTGCCGATTTGAATACACCTAGCGGGTCATATTCAAATCAGTCCGGCTCGCGTTTAGTCTATATACCACAATAAGGAGGCAGCATCATGAGAGTACAAGGAAATGGTTTTCCGACAACCGTAACGGTTGAAAGCTACTGGCCTATGCCGGGTTACGTTGAAGTCAGGGTGCGCGAAAACGTCAAGGACATTACCCCGACGGATGATGAAAACGCTGCACCGCTGTACGAATATGACGAGTATGTCTTTCACGTTAAGCAGCGCGATGGGCTACAGCAGGAGATTGAAAATAATCTCGCTGCGTGGCTACAGACCGGCAGAATACTTGAAGTTAACGATCGCGCGAGTACGGTGCAGGATATGAAGGCCGAAATTGCAGACGCAATAACTCCGGCGGCACTCGACGCAGCCTACAGAGAGGGGGTTAACAGCATATGACGAAAGATGAAGCGATCGCAAAAATGAAGGAAAAGGGCGCGGACGATGCGCTCAATCTGCGCGGACGCGCAAGCACGATGGACGGCACGGCGATAATCGCGGAAGAAAGCAAAGTGCCCGATTTCGACGCGCAGAAGGATTACAGCGCATGTCCGGTGGGAACGCCGGTAGCCGATGAGGGTCAGGTGTGGAAGCTTATGCAACCGTACAACGCCGCGAATTATCAGGGCCGACCGTCAACGCTTCGCGCTCTGTGGGGGCTGTGCCACACGAAAGACCCTGCAAAGGCTAAAGCATGGGTAGCCCCTCTCGGAACGAGCGGCATGTACATGACCGGCGAATGCTACAAGGACGCTTCCGGCAAGGTACACAGGTGCTTGCAGGATAACGTCGTACACGATGCCGCCGCGCTGCCAAGCGCGTGGGAGGATGCGTAGCTTGTGACCGGCATTAATGCCGTTTGCAATACTGCCCCCTGCCGTTCGGGGACTTATAAATAGGCGGCTTGCAAAAAGAAAACTGCGGCGGCTCAGTTTAGATAGACAGCACAAGCCCCAAAAAAGAATAGCTATCCTTGAAGATTTACAACCGCCACAAATTGAAGATCATCTCGTAGGGCGCGAGATGGGTAAAATAAAAAATGCCCACCGAGATGATAAAGGACGGTGATTTTTCAACCATGAACATTACCCCGAAACAGGTGCTTGAGCTGGCCGTAAAATACATAGGCTACAAGGAAAAGGCATCGAATAAAGACCTATACAGTTTCACAGATAACGCCGGGCGCGGCAACTTCACGATGTTTCAGGCGGAGCTGGACAAGGCGAAATTCTGGAATACGCCCAAAAACGGCTACGAATGGTGTACAAGCTTTGTAGCGTGGTGCTTCTGGCGCATAGCCGGGAGCGAGGCAAAGGATATTCTGTGCCTTACCGGGCCATACGGCGCAAGCTGCGTGAGCTGGGCGAAGTATTACGCAGGACAGGCGAGGCTTTTCACTAAGCCCGAAGTCGGCGACCAGTATTTCCAGAAAGACACGCGCGATGGCCTTCCGTGCCACACAGGCATTGTCGAAAGCGTTAATGGCAGCACGTTCGTTACCATAGAGGGCAACTACGGCAACGCCGTCCAGCGCGTCAGACACAGCCTTAACAGCGGCACGGTCTACGGCTTCGGCAGACCGAAATATACAGCAGAAAGCGAGGATGAGGATATGGTGAGATGGAAAACGGTCAACGACGTTCCCGAAGGGCTTTACCGCGACACCGTCAGGCAGCTTATGCAGGACGGCATAATCAAGGGCAAGGGCAACGGCGTGGTTGACCTGACCGAGGACATGCTAAGGGTGACGATATATAACAAAAGAATGATTGAAACAATGTTGGAGAAATAAAGTATGGCAGAGAGCATAATAGTCGCTATCATAACGGGCGTTTTAACGCTCGTCGGCGTACTTATCAGCAACAGCAAATCACAGGCGGTAATGGAAACAAAGGTGATCGAGCTGACACGAGAGGTCAGGGAGCACAACAAGTTTGCAAAGCGTATGCCTGTAGTAGAGGAACAGATTAAGGTAATCAACCATCGCATAAGCGATCTTGAAGAAGACATGAAAAATCATCATCATTGACGGAGGCACATTAATGAAAATCAACTGGACTGTAAGACTTAAAAACAAAACCTTTTGGCTCGCGCTCGTTCCGGCGGTGCTGCTGCTTATTCAGGTAGTGGCGGCGGTGTTCGGCATCGATCTCAAGCTTGACGCGCTGGGGGACAAGCTGCTGGCCGTTGTAAACGCGCTGTTCGCGGTGCTTACCATTCTCGGCGTAGTCACAGATCCGACGACCGCCGGAGTCAGCGACAGCAGACAGGCTATGGAGTACGATAAACCGAAGTGTGATAAATGACACAGGCGCGATTACGGCTCAGGCCGGACATGGCAATGCTGCCGCGCGAGAAGTGGGATGAGCTTATATACAGCTCCAATCTCGGGCGCGAGGGCAGTAGGATAGCGGATTTGTATTTCATTCAGCAAATTCCGCAGATAGACATAGCAGAAGAAATAGGGCTTGACCGAAAAACCGTCTCGAAGAGAATCACAACGGCAAGAGCCAAAATAGAACATAATTACGAGCGGCTTTTCAAAAGCTGAGGGGAGGCAAAACCTCCCCTTTTTTTACGCCCATTTTCCCCATAACACGGACATTAGTTACCCCCTTTGAAAGCGGAAAAGCTTTAAGCTTTAGGTAAAGGGAGGCGGCGAAATGTTCGTGTTTTTTAATCCTAATCCGGGCGCTAAGCGCGTCGGCGATTGCGCAGTGAGAGCAATTGCAAAAGCAATGGGAACGGACTGGGAAAAGACCTATCTCGCTTTGTGCGTTGAAGGTCTGAGAGCGCACGACATGCCCTCGGGAAACAGCGTCTGGGGAAGTTACCTCAAAGCCAACGGCTTTAGACAGCGCATGCTGCCAGATGCTTGCCCGGAGTGCTACACAGTCGCCGCCTTCGCCGATGAACATCCGCACGGCGTTTATGTCCTTGCACTGTCCGGGCACGTCGTGGCCGTCGTAAACGGCGATTACTACGACACGTGGGACAGCGGCGAGGAAGTGCCGGTTTATTACTTTGAAAGAGAGGATTAATCATGGCTTACGGTTACGGCAACATGTATGGGCAACCATATTATCAGCCGCCTATGATGGACAACCTCGCGCAGATGCGAGCACAGCAGCAGCCTGCACAGCAGGGCATGATCTGGGTGCAGGGAGAGGCGGCAGGTAAAGCGTATTTAGTAGCTGCCGGAAACACTGTTCCGCTTTGGGACAGCGAACGGCAAACGATCTATCTTAAATCCGTTGACACGGCAGGCATGCCGACTATGCGCATTCTTGACTACACGGAACGAGCGCAGAGCGCACCGGCTCAGCCGACTGCGGACTATGTGACCCGAGCAGAGTATGAGGCACTTGTAAAGCAAGTCGCGGCGCTTATGCCGAAGGAGGTAAGTAATGAGTAATCCTTTGTTTCAAGCTCTCGGCGGCGGAGTTAATCCGCAGTTTCAGCAGCTCGTGCAGCGCTTTCAGCAATTTAAAAGCACGTTTCAGGGAGACCCACAACAGGAAGTGCAAAAAATGCTTCAAAGCGGAAAGATAACACAGCAGCAGCTCAATCAGGCGCAGAGCTTTGCGCAACAGTTCCAGGCGCTTATGAAGTAGGTACATTTTATCCGGCCGGGTATTTGTAAATACATATCGAAAGGAAAACTAAACAATGGCGATTTCTTCTGATGCGCCGGTAATGACTA